TTGTCATAGACATTAAGTGCATACCTCTTTTTTGCAACCCAGATGCCACGTTCCGCGATTGCCTCGCGTTTGAATATAATTTTCTTCTGAAATGCATTCGTGTAGTCCGCAAGTCCATCGCAACTCTTGTTGATCGCCTCTGTGATTTTCTCTTCGCAGATTTTATCGAGAACGCCAATGAGTTTGTCGCGGTCCATATCAGGATAAAACTTACTAACAAGAGGCTCCAGGGAAATATAACAAGAATCAGTATCACTGTAGAAAGAGTAGTTGTGTCCATTTGTTCCTACGACCTTGTTGAGATATGCGTCAAGTGCCTTACCTACTTCCTGAATAATATACTGGCCAGTCATAGTGATGCCTTCAGCCACACGGGCATCATAATAACGGAAGTATTCATTACCCATGGCACCGAAGAGAGAGTTCAACTGAATCTTTCTTGCCATTTGAAAGTTATTATACTTCGAAATGTCGTTCTTTAGTTTGGGATTTTTAGTAGCTTCATATTCTTTTTGGGCGGCAATCATCAACTTCTTATAGCGTTGACGGTCATCGAAGAACTTCTCTACGATTTCTGGAAACAGACCTTGCTTCGTGCGATTATAGCAATACCCATTCGAAGTCATACAATAGTCATTGTCTTTTAGGTCATCGAGGTCAAAAGTTTTATCAAGAAGGCCGCGGACTGTGGTGTCTTTGACATAACCATTTACCATGGTTTCAGGCGACATGTTATACTGCATAATGATTGATGGATACAGAGATGTAGCATCGAAAGAAACTACCCAGTCATACTTACCGGGCTTAGGTTCTTGAACGAAAGCACCTTCGATGCCACGACCCTGCTGGTCTTTCTTCTGCGGAATGTGAATGTTCTTATCATACAGGTGATTGTAGAGAAGGCAATCCCATGTGCGAACCTGTGAGAAAACGTCATTGTAATTACACTTGGCATCATAAGCCATTGTGAGAATTAGTTCAATCAACTTCAACTTACGTTCAAGTTCGTCCACAATTTCAACGTCTCGAACGTTGTATTCAACAAACTTCTGCCAGTCTTTAGTATAGAACTCACGGAAACTTTCATAGGGATTTTCCAGTTTGTTCTTACCAAGTTCTACAGAAGCAATATGGTCTAGCTTGTAGGACTCTTGGTTAGAATACGTAAACTTCTTAAAGAGGTCCAGATAATCTAGAACCGCGATTCCCTTCATTTCATAGGTAAACATCTCGCGACCCATGACGTTCATGTTCTTGCGCTGCACTAGACCCCAAGGAGAAAACTTTTTCTTAGTGGCATTTTCATCATTGAACAGCCGCTCTACACGGGCAATCAAGTATGCAATATCGAAAAGTTCAACGTTCCAACCAGTGATGATATCTGGATGGTTGTCAGAATGAAAACGGACATAAGTTTCTAGCAGGTCACGCTCATTGTCGCATTTAACATACAGAAACTTATTACCAGTGGCACGAAGGGTGGTAATTTCTTCTGAGTTTACATCATCAAAATCACCACAACCAAAGGTAATAATCTGGCGAGATACTAGGTCTTTGACCGTGATGAGAAGAATCTCTTCAAGAGGATTATTGATATCTGGAAAACCAAACTCGGTTTTCGTTTCGATATCAATCGTCTGAATCTTTAGAGCATTCATGTCCCATTCAATTTCACCAGGAAACTTATGTGTGATATATTGGTAGCCAAAGTTTGTCTGACCATAGATAGGAAAGTTATCTACTTCACCATAGGTTTGAATAAACTCTTTGGCGTCATTGTTACTTTGAAACTCAACCGGCTGAAGATTGTCGCCATACAGAGACTTGTGGACACCCTGTTCTTTACTCTTTACATAGAGAACAGGAGAGAAGTCTTCTCTACGATTAAAGCGCACACCATTATGAACACCTCGAACAAGAATCTTGGAGCCATATTGGTGTGCGCTGGTATAAAACTTCATGTAGACCTCTTTTCAATTCAAATACTAATATACTATAAAACATGGCAAAAGTAAAGAGGTTTATTTTTTCTTTCTTCTTGATAATAGTAATTCTAAGTCCATATCTTTTGTGCCTCCATCATATGGCAGAGCATATCCCTCATCAATCATCTGGTTATTCAACGAAGTCTCTTGACCATTGATGAACAGATGACCGATGATACGGCCATACTTCTCTGTGCTATCTGGTAACTCAGTCTTAATTAGAATATCTTTAGCGTCTGCAAGAGTTTTCTTCATCCATTCTTTAGACTCAAGTCCCAACGCTTTTTCTTTGAGGTTTGTAGTGCGACTTTCTGGAGTATCAATACCCGCAAGACGAATTCTTTTAGTAAGGGAAATATCAAAACCAAGGTCGATATCTGCATCAATCGTGTCTCCATCTACAACTTTGGTAACTGATTTGATGCGGTAAATATATGGAGTTATGTTTAATTGTGTCATACGATAATCTTACTTTCCGGTAGAACAATTCCACTACCAAACCGAACATTATACTCGTTAACCATTCCAGTATCTGGTTCGAAAATAGAAACAACTGCACCAGCGCGGATAGGAATGTCCCCGGTCTGAGCATACGGACAAAAGGGTGCTAGTCCAATACCAAACTGATTATTCTGGTTAGGTACCATCATAATCAATAGAGGCTTTTTCAGAATAACGAGGCCTTCAATACTCTCATCAATATCAGCAATGATTTCCTCGCCACTGATTAGCTTTATACATTTAATATTGGACATAGCATTCACCTTCTTAAATTATTACTTAGTTTTACCTTCTGCCAAAAATTCGGCAGCTTGTGATGGATATTCGTTATCCCCATCGGTAATGTCAATCTTCTTAGCTTTCTTTTCTTCTGGAATAAATGCTTCCAACCAAATTTTCAGCATACCATTAACCAGAGAAGAGCTTTTTACTTCCACATTGTCAGCAAGAGTGAATTCGCGTTTGAATCCTCGCTCTGCAATTCCCTTATAGAGATATTCGGTGTTGTCAACAGAGTCGATTTTACCGCGTATACTCAATAGACCTTCTTGCAATTCAATATCAATTTCCGACTTACCGAAACCAGCAACGGCTAGTTCGATTACGTAGCGACTTTCATCGACTTTCTTGATATTGTATGGGGGATATTTAATTGGCATCATTTGCGCCGATTGGTCAGCAATGTCTGCTAATCTCTTCATGACGCGGTCCGCGCCAACGAAATACCGATCCATCTGTGGGATCATTGTTGTATCAAATTTCATAGTTTGCTCCTATTAAGCGAGTTTAAAAAGGGTACCATCCGAAGCATGGCACCCCTTATTTATACTATACTTTTAGAAGAAAGTCAATTATTTTTTAAGTATTTCCCATGTTCCATCATAATTTTCTACAAGAGCAGTGCAACTTTCACACCAGTCACCGTCGTTCATGTAAACAATCTCATCATATTGTGTAATTTCTGCATGATGAATATGTCCACAGATAACTCCATCATAACCTTTGCGTTTACAATAGTAAGACATTTCTTTTTCGAACTCACCAATATAATTGGCAGCAAGTTTTGCTTTACGCTTCAAATACTTTGCCAAACTCCAAGGTTGCATCCCGAGCAGTCTTCTTGATGTATTCAAAACCTTATTGATGTAGAGCAGAGAGTCATATGCAAAGTCTCCGAGATGCATGATGAATCGACCAGTCTTTGTTCGCATTAAATTGTCGAAGAGGTCACCATGCACCACCAAGTAGCGTTTACCATTCACCCCAACATGGACACAACGATGCTCTACTGCAATTTTACCGATTTTAATGTTGGGAAATAACCGAAAGATTTCATCATGATTACCAGTGACATATATTACTTCTGTCTTTTCTGACATCTTGAGTATTTTTCTGACAATTTGATTGTGTATTTTTGGCCAATACCATTTCTTTTTCAGACGCCATATATCCACAATATCTCCAACGAGATACAACTTTTCAGTTCTAATCGTAGATAGGAATTCTAGCAATGCATCAGAGTTACAATGCTTTGATCCAAGATGTAAGTCTGAAATGAATACCGATTTGTATTTTTTACCAGCATTCATTGTCATATACAGATTTACTTTTTACGACCAATATTATATTTTTGGATAAGTTCCCAGTCGTTCTTTTCTTTGTAAGCAATTACTTTGATTTGATTCAGAGGCGCTTTGTCCTCATGAATTTCTGGATTGAGGATAGTAATCAGACCCCAGTCCGAAAGAAG